CACAACTGACCAAACCACTTACGAAGTTAAAACCAACCTTTATGTCATTATCGCTTGGGAACGAAAGTTCAAACAAAAAGCCTCCAACCTCGCTACTGGCGTAGGTCTTGAGGACTTAGCGTTCATGGCTTTTGAATCCTGCAAAGTTCAGGGAATAACAGTTCCGGCAATCTTTGATGATTACGTCAAGAAACTTGTTGCCATTGAAGTCATATCGGACGAACCAACAAACCCCATCGAGGAGGCACCTACTCACGATCACTAGCAGAACTGCTGGTTGAAACTGGGTGGTGGCCTCCACAAATACCATTCGAGATTCAAGACATGAACACAGTCATTGACGTCATAAACAAAGCAAGGCGCAAATGACAGCGACAGCAAAAGTAGAAGTTGTGGGCGCTAAGGAAGCCATTAAAGCCCTTGGCAAAATTGACAAAGACCTACGCAAGCAATTCAACGCTGACGCTAAACAAATAGCCCAGCCGTTAGTCACCTTGGCTGGTTCGCGCTATCCCGATACCCCATTGTCAGGTATGAGCCGCAATTGGAAACAGGGCAACAAAACACTGTTCCCGTATACCAAACCAAAAGCAGTTAAAGGCTTAAAGGTCAAATTTTCTACTCGACGCAACGACGCCAACGTGATCTATGTGACCCAATCTGACCCGGGCGCTGTGGTCTTTGAGGTCGCAGGCCGTGGTTCTAATTCATTGCTTTCAGAGAATCTTCGAGCAAAGCAGGCTCGTGTTCTGTGGCCTGCAGCTGAACAGGCGTTGCCTTCCATAACTGCTGAACTAAAGGCGTTAGTGTTGCGCGTAATCGCTACGGTAAATAAGGGAATTTAGTAATGGCTATCAACATTCCAATCATTTCAGAATTTGACGGTTCTGGAATCTCACGCGCCGTGGCCCAGTTCAAACAACTCGAAACCAGTGGCCAGAAGGCCCAATTCGCCATCAAGAAGGCAGCGGTGCCTGCTGGTCTTGCCTTAGCAGGTTTGGCTGTTGCTTTAGGTGATGCCACCAAGGGTGCAATTGAAGATGACGCTGCACAGCAACTACTGGCAACAACGCTAAGGAAAACCACTGGCGCTACTGACGCGCAAATAAAAGCCAATGAGGACTTCATCACCACGCAAGGCAAATTGCTAGGCGTGACCGACAGTGAGTTGCGTCCTGTCTTGGGTCGTCTCGCTAAGGCCACTGGGTCAGTTACTAAGGCGCAGGAACTAGCAACTGCTGCAATGGATATTGCTGCCTCAACAGGCAAGCCACTAGCAACTGTGACCGCCAGTCTTGAAAAGGCTTACGGCGGCAACATGACTGCTCTTGCCAAACTGTCACCCGAACTACGCCAAATGATCAAGGACGGCGCGTCCTTTGATGAGGTTATGGCTGCAATGGCCAAGACCACTGGAGGCGCTGCAACCACAGCTGCTAACACTGCACAAGGACAATTCAAACGTTTAGGCGTGGCGCTCGATGAAACAAAAGAGTCAGTGGGCGCTGCACTTCTGCCAGCCATTGAAAAAGTGTTGCCATTCCTAACTGCAATGGGCGCATGGGCTGCAGAGAACTCAACCGTCTTTCTAGTTGTTGCTGGGGTTGTGGGCGGTCTTGCTTTAGCCATCGTTGGTGTTAACACGGCAATGACTGTTTGGGCTGCAACCACTAAAGCCTTTGCAGCGGTACAGGTTGCCTTTAATGCTGTCATGGCCGCCAACCCGATAGTGCTTTTTGCTCTTGCTATTGCTGGTTTAGTGATTGGTTTAGTTATTGCGTACAAGAAGTTTGATGCGTTCCGCGACATTGTTGACGCTGTGTTTGGGGCAATAAAAATAGGCATAAAGGGTGGCATGGATGCCATTACTAGTTATTTGTCTTTTGTCATGGGTGTCTATAAAGCAATCTTTAACGGCATTGCAAGCCTGTGGAATAGCACTATCGGCAAGTTGTCTTTTGAAGTTCCCAAATGGGTTCCCGGACTTGGTGGCAAAGGCTTTGACGTGCCGAATATCCCAATGCTGGCCAACGGCGGAATCGTGGACACACCCGGTGGAATGCTTGCCATGATTGGCGAGAAAGGCCCTGAGGCTGTAATCCCTCTCACAGGGCCTAACGCTGGCCGTGGCATGGGTGGAAATACTGTCAACATCAACGTCAACGGTGGAGACCCCAACGCAGTGGTTGCTGCATTGCGTACCTATATGCGTCAAAACGGCAGTGTGCCTATCAAGACAAGTAACGCGTTCTAATGCCTTTGTCCTACATTGTTCAGTATTCAACTGACAACGTGACATGGACAACCCTGTCCAATGTGCAAGCCATCAACATCAACATTGGCCGTCAAGCAATGCTTGACCAATACAGCGCCTCTACAGCGTCGTTAACAATTCGCTACCCGAACGGATACGCCAGCCCAATTGCTGACATGGTGTCCGGTACTTTAATTCGCATCCAAAGCCCAAACACGGTTGACCCGTACTACTCGGCATACTTTGGGCGCATTAAAGATGTCAACGTCACTTACGGCATTCCTTATGTCGGCAGTGTTGGAAACGCTGATTATCTCAATATCACAGTAGAAGGCTTCTTTGCTGCAGCCTCCCGTATGCAGGGCAACTCATACGCAATGGGTGCTGGTTTGTTGTCAGCGCAACTTGGAAATATGTTGACCGAAACCTTGATAACAGTGCTTTATGGTTTTAACCCGTCAATGGGTGCAGCAACAATTACAGGCACTTGGGGAGATTGGCTCAACTCGGTCTTGGTCACGCTTAATGGGCGCATGACGGACAGCCAACAAGTTGAGGGAATCATTCTTAAAGGGCCGTTTAACCAAAGCACTTGTTCAGTGAACTTTTCTGATGTTGCCAACAACGCAACAAATCAGGTTTACGATCAAACAACCTTTGGTTCATTGTCAGACAACTTCTTCACTCAGGTCACGGTTGACCCGGCTGACTATGCAGCGCAGACTGTCACTAAAACCGCAGCCGTTAAGCCTTACCGAACCTACGCAGTCAACACTCTTTCGGCTTCCGCTAGTCAGGCACTTGATCAAGCCAACTTCCTGCTGAGTCAGTACCAAACACAAAAGTTTGCCCTTACTTCTGTGTCGTGTTTGGCTGAGGCTCAATCGTCTTTCAAACTTGACAAAATGGGTTTGACGCAGTTGGGCGAAATTATTGGTTCAAGGGTCAGCGTCACTTTTCGTGGCACTGTTTACTACTCGGTCGTTGAGGGTATTACTGTCACGGCCACGCCTGAATCTTCTCGATACACGTATTACCTGTCGGGTGCTGATCTGAATAACTACCTCATTTTGAATGACGCGGTGTTCGGGCGACTCGATTACAACAAGTTAGGATATTAACTATGGCTATAAAGACTTTTACTACGGGTGAGGTGCTGACGGCTGCCGATACCAACACCTATTTGGCCAACTCAGGCCTGGTGTATGTCACTAGTGCAACTATTGGCACAGGCGTCTCTACCGTTGCAGTTGCAAACGCTTTTAACAGCACTCACGACAATTACAAAATAATTTGCTCGGGTGGAACAGCCAACACTGCACAAGGAATGTCAATGATATTGACCGGCTCAACTGCAAACTATTACTCAATTCTGAGTTATTGGACTTATGCCGCTGGGGCAAATACCGTTGCCACAACTAACAACGGTGCCAACTGGGGCTTAGTTGGCGAGTCCTCTGGAAACTCAAATACTGTTGACATGGACATTATTGGCCCGAACACCGCAAAGTTCACATACTTCAATGGTGCTTACATGGGTTCGGTAGCAGGGCTAGTAGTTGGTTACCACGGCGCAGCAACGGCTTACACAGGGTTTACATTGTCAGTTTCAGGAACGATGACTGGTGGCACTATTACCGTTTACGGATACCGAAAGGCATAACCATGACAAAACCAAAAGGAACTTTCCACGATGCCCTGACAGGCGAAACCATAGAAAGGGAATTGACTGATGAAGAAATCGCTAATCTGCCTGAGCCTTCTGACCTGCCTAGCCCTGAGTAGTTGTGCAGACCGTTTCCGCTACCCATGCCAAGACCCGGCAAACACCAACAAACAAGAGTGCCAATGCGAACAACAACCACGCACCAAAAACAAAGCCCTAGGTGCAGTCGAATCCGCAATGACCACCACCACGCTTAAAGAAATCCTAGGATTTGACTGCTAATGAAACTCAGACCACGACTCACAAACGAAGAAATCAAGGCACGTCTAATCCTTGCCGTAGGCATTGGGCTAACCGTTGTATTCGTTATGTCTATCGGCTTTATGATCTACGGCACTTTATTTGTCACCCAGCCACGCGTCATGTCCGAGGCAGACCGCGAAATCTTTGGCTTGTTGAGTCCGCTTTTAATGTCCCTATCCGGTGGCCTACTCGGAATGTTGGCCGCTAACGGACTTAAAGACAAACCACCAGCGCCATGACCCCTCGCAAATACCCGTTCTACCCTTCATGGGATGGCAAAGCCACGTCACCAATAACAAAGAAATTCTTTGACCTATGCCAACGACGCTGGGCCTTTACAAACCTAGGAATGTATGCCAACCGACCCGTTCGCAACCCTCAAGCCAAAGGCGCTCTCAGCACCCATGCCTGTGGTTTCGCTGTTGATATGGGGTACCCAGCCACCCGGGCAGGACGCGCAGCTGCTAAAGAAGCATGGGACTGGCTGATCGAGCATTCCGAAGAATTGCTGTTATGTGAACTGCATGACTATTCGTACCGCAATCCTGCACAGCCCGACACAGACAAAACCGCCTACGGCAGAGGCTGGCGCTGCTCCCGTGGCCCTCAGG